ACCCCATCATGGATTTCTCCCTATAAATCCAAATGGTACGATTCCACAATGTCAAATCAGTGGGTTTTGGGTTGGGGAAAAATGTCATCAAGCTCGTAAAATTGTTGAGAGTTGTGCTACCAATGGAAATGTTGTATTGAAACATTTTATCATTCATCATAACCAACGCGAGTTCTTTGAATCTTTTGTACATTATCTCGAAGAAAATGTAAGAATTCTTACTTCTAACCTCGAAGATATCCAATCTGAAATCAACAGTCGCAAAAAGGAACAAGAAGACACTAAGAAGATGTGAAATTTTTGAAGAATCTAAGTAAGTTTAATTATTTTTATTTTTTATATTTTTTAGTATAAATTTAATAACATAGACAAGAATAATAGAAACAATAAAATGGAAACAGAAGAGATTAATAAAAAGGATTATGGATATCAAAATTATGAAAATATAAAAACTAAACGAAAAAATCGTAAATATAGGGGACGTAAATATTCGGATGATAAACCCAAATATACAAATTCACAAAAATGTTGTTCTTTTTGTCGTCCAACATTTAGTATTAGATGTAATAACAAAAATGAAATAAATTTTATGATTAAAAATGAACAATCATTTGAAAATGTCCCAAATGATGTTTTTGATTAATAATCTAAATAATAATATATAAGTTAATTTACGTTATATTGCTTGTAAATATTGGTTACTAAGATGAACCCACAAGAAAACACATTTAATATTTTCAGAAGTATTTTAGAATCTAGAAATCCTTCAGATATTCAATTTAATTTAGATCCAGTTCCAATAAGTGCGACACTTGAAAATTTACGATTAAATAGTGAAATTATTATTTATAATAAACCAAATAATCACATACATCTTGAAAATGATAATCAAAATAATAATGAAGAAGAAATATGTTCGATATGTCGCCAAGAATTAGAAGATAAATCAATATTGAGAAAACTTAAAACTTGTTCTCATAAATTTCATTTAACTTGTATAGACCAATGGTTCGAAAAACAAGTTTTATGTCCAATATGTCGTATTGATGTTAGGGCTAGTGTTAGTCGTAATCCACAAAATCCACAATATCAACATATTCGAAATGCTATAAATCGAAATGTAAATTTTCCCAGATATGAACGTGTTTTATCATCTTCATTACCAAATAATATAAATCAAAGACGAATACCAAGTGATGATTTAATTTTGAATCCACCTGAAAATCAGATTATTGATACGTTATTTAATTCTATTTTAGGATTAACACCACCAACCGAACAAAGGGGATTTTCTAGACCATTAAGATTACAAACAATAAATATATCATATGAAACACCCTCTGGTAATAATGTTCAATCTAATCAAACAGAACCAAATATTGAAAATGATATTAAAAATTTAGATGAACTTGATGAACTTGATGAACTTGATGAAATTAATTTTGAAAATAAATTCAATCGTCCAGTTTCCCCTCCATTTGTTAGAAGACCTGAAAAAAGTCATAGATATCCATATAGTTATAGATTAAACAAACATGATAATAAAAAAGAACATAAAAAAGAACATAAAACATTTTTTCAGAAATTATTTGGTAAAAACAAAGAAAAGTAATTCATTACAAAAATGATAAAATTGACTTATTATTTAATTTTTTATTCCTATGTAATATTGAAGTTGAACTTTTTTTAGTTTCTTGATTATTAGTTTCTTGATTATTAGTTTCTTGATTATTAGTTTTTTGATTATTAGTTTCTTGATTTTTTTTATTAAATTGTATATAATTTGTAATTTCTTGATTATTAGCTTTTTGGTTGTATTTGTAATTTATTATTTTATCAAATAATAATTTTTTAACGGCTAAAGCTTTGGCTTTATTAATTTTATCTTTAATTTTATCTTTTTCTAGACCTTTAATTTTAAGATTGTGTTCCATATCTTCAAAATATGTATCACCTTTATTAAATCCTTTTAATTTAGAAACAATTAATTCATAAATTTGTGATGTTGGTTTCATTATTTGATTTGTTATATAAAATAAGAAATCTGGTAATAAATTATTTTGATTAACATAATCAATATGTTCTATTTTATTACCTTGTAAATATTTTTGACCCTTCGGTAATAATGGTAAATCAATATAAATATATGGAATACGATCATTTGATTGTGGTTTATTTCCGGGGTCTCTCTCACCCATTCTATCCGCTAATACTTTATGAGCAATTGAATCCGGATCTTTATAATCAGCCCGTAATGTTTTACTAATCATTAACATCTGATTATCAAATTTATGTTCAATTAAATCTTGTAATGATTTTTGTAAAAACTCAATTGAACTATCAATACTTCGTTCATTAATTATCTTATTAATTATACCACCATAAATATATTTCACAATTGGGGCATTATCTCTTCTTTTAAGAACAATCCCCATACTTTTTTGTTTGTATTTTTTAACATCGGTTTCATATAAATTACCAACATAACGTTTTTTAGTAAATAATATAAATGGATAAAATGTTTTTTCATATGCTAATTTATGTGGTGGTTTCATATATCTTCTAATTTTACTATCCACTTCAAGTCCATAATTTATTGATTGTTGTAAAGCTTCAATTCCTCTTAATTGTCTTCCGTTTTTATCGACTAATTTAAATTTAACAAAAATACTATCTGTATCACCATAAATTACTTTGGCACCTTCAAAATTTCTCTCTACAAAATCACGTGCGAAACATAATAATTTTCTACCTGTCGCAGTTGTACAAGCAGCCACATCTTTTAAATATATTGAACTCGTAGGTGCTCCAATTTGTCCATATAATGAATTCGCTGTCACCTTATAAGCAAGTTGTAAACCATCCCATACTGATGCTTTAAATGGATCTGATTCTTTCTCAGCTTTATCTTTATAAACTCGTCTAGCAAACAATAATTTTTGAAGAATAATTGGTATAATACCTTTTTGAGGTTTTCCATCCTTATCTGGAGGAAATTGAACAAATCTACATGTTTTTTCACCTATTGTTTCTTTTCCCAATGATTTTTTATTCGGGTCAATCCATTTTTTTATTTCATATACAACTGTTAATATATAATGATCTGGTGGTAAATCTTTTATATATTTTTCATCCATAATATACGTATCATGAGATAAATTTTCACTTATCATAGATGACGGATATAATGAACTATAATCCATCACAGATATAGGGTCTTCTAAATAAATATCTGGCTTCGGAGGTAATACAATAGCACCTTCATACCCATCTCCTTCTTCTATCCCAATTGAATTATCTTGTGTATCTTCCGTAAATCCAAATCCATATGTTCCTTCATCATCATTTCCACGTCGAAAATTAGATGTTGGATTAATATTATGTGAATCATTATTATCATCATCATCATCATCATCAAGTTCTTTATTTAATTCTTTAATTAAATGTTTTATTTTGGATTTTGTATCTGGATGTTGACCTGTATTATTATCGGTAATATCATTATTATCTTCGTCTTTTGTACTATTAGATAATGTTTTAATTAAATATCCTTGTGAAGCACATTCTTTGGCAACTAAACTAAAAATTTTAATCCCTTGACCCCGTAAGAAAATATAACTAAAAGGAACTAGAGTGACGTTTGACATACCAATATTATTCGCAATAATTTCTAATTTTTTCATTAATCTAATACATAAAACACAATCTTGAATACAATAAACCGCAATAATTCGTCTATCAGAACTTGAACCTTTTTGAAGTCTAAAAATATCTTTATGATCAACATCATCTTTAGCTAGACCCCAAATTGGACTTTTATCAATAATATCTGGATATACGGGAATATTAACTTTAACGAATGAATTATCATCATTATTTTTATCTAGAATTTGTATTTTATTACCATTATTAAATCTATCACCATCTTTAGTTTTAGTAATTGTAATATAATTCTTATTTTCAATCTCTTGCGTATTATCAATTTTAATCCATTCTTGATTATTGTTATTTTCTTGTAAATATTTTTTTAAATTTGTCATTCTAGATAATTGTTTAACATAATCATCTTCAGTTATTTTATTTAAATTTTTATCTTTTTCTAACTGTTCTTTTACACTTTGACAATATGATTTATATTTATTCTCGTCTTCTTTTGTTCCAATAAAACTTATTTTACCACTTATGAAATTTTCCGCTACATTGTCCAATTTATACGAACCTAAACGATGATCTCTCTGAATAACTTTCAATAAATCTATTTGAACACGTCCAACCATATCAATATAATAAAATGTATTATCTCCTAACGCACTTGATGATAATTCTTTTTCAATTAAAACTGATTGATATTCTTTTAATCTAGACAACTTATTAAATTCCTCAACACATCCCAATTCTTCAGCACGATGATATAAAAATGGATAGTCAAAACCAAATATATTATAACCAGTTAAAATATCCGGATCTAATCTATTAATAAATTTACACCATCTAATCAATAATTCCTTTTCATTATCAACCGATTCAACTTCTACACCTTCAATTGGATCACATGTTCCTAAAGTTATAATATGTTTATAATATATTCCTTGATGTCCATATTTCCAAACAACTGTCGCAATTTGTGTTGCTTGATCACCTTCAACAGGTGGTAAATTAAGAGTTAATAAATTATTAATTAACATAACTAAAATGTCTTTTTTAAAAACACATTCTGACAATATATTTCGGGAAATTTTTGATGATTTACTAACATTTGTAATAATATTTTCTAATTCATCAATAGTTCTTATTTCACCCCATTGTTTAATGATTTTTTTTACAGCTATTTTTATTTTTGTATCTGCTTTCATTTTACCTCTTGGACGATTACATATTTTCGCAATTTCATGTGAAATTACCTCTATGATGTCTATTGATGGTTTCTCAGATTTTTTAGTATATACAAAACTAATTTCATCATCGTTTTTTTCTGAATTAAACGATTTACTAATTAAATCCTCAAAATATTTAGGTAAATTTTTTACATCTAATTTATCTTTCAGAATTGGTATTTTCTTAATTAAATTTAAATCTTTCCAATATTTATTAATTAATTCAATTGCTAATTTTTTATAATCCTTTTTTGCTAGAGGAAAATCACCATGACTACTCATTGCTTCAATATCAAAAGAACCAATTAATATTGGGGCTATATTTTCACTCTCAATTTTACATATATTTTTATAATCTGTTTCTATTTCAATCTGACATTTACTATGTTTAAAAGCGGGTATACGAAAATCTTTTTTAACTGATACCCATCCGGTTGGTTCAATTTCCAATTCATGTATTAATCGTAAAAACGGGTCTAATTTCGCTTCATATAATGGAAATTTGACTTTTTTACCATTGTACAAAATCGGTTCTTCAAATATTTTTTTAAATTTATTAAACGCAATCTTATTCAAAAATGTTAATTTTAAAAAATTCTTTTTTTGTTTTCCTGTATATCCATAAAACTCAATTTTAGATACAATTTCATAATTATACAAACTACGTATATGATAATCTTTATTTATTATTTTTTTAATTAATATTATAAATGTTTCCACATTTGCCATTCCCCAATTTTGCGGTATTTTAACAAAGAAATACGGTTTAAATCCTCTTAGTCTAGCATATACTGAACGTGAATTTGATGATACCCCAAATAAATGTGCTGTAAATTCACGAACCTTATATTTTGGTTTCTTATATTCTTCATCGTCCGTGTATTCATCTTCTTCCGTTTCTTCTTCTGAATCATCATCATATTCAGGTGGTTTTTCATCTGAACAATACCAATCAATTATTTGAAATTTAAATGATTTGTCTGTTGATATTTTTACTTTTTCATTTTGTCTAAAAATTACTGTTTCATCCGTCATATTTTTATTTTTGTGATTTTTATTTTATGATTTTTATTTTATGATTTTTATTTTATGTTTTATAAAATTAAATAAATCTCAATTTTCTAGACTAAAATATTTTTCAAATCAATTTTTTATATAACAAAAAATTCGATTAAAATAATTATATCCAATAAGTATTGATCATTAACTATTTACCAAAATTATAAATGTCATTATTAATATATGTCAAGTATAAAAATAAAAATAAATATTCAAATTAAAATTTAAAAAAAGTATATCTATATAGCTCTTTTACAAACATTAATAATTATCAAAATGTTAAAAGTATATTTTGTAATAATAACTCATTAACCAAATTACCTAAACTTCCTTCATATCTAGAAGATATTGATTGTTCAAATAATTATTTAACTTCATTACCGAAACTTCCTAATTCACTTCAAACACTATGGTGTTTTAATAATCAATTAAAATCATTACCAGAATTTCCTAATTCACTTCAAAAACTTGAATGTTATGGAAATAAATTTATTTAAAAAATAAAACATAGATATTTTATAAAAATTATTTATTTATGATTTTTCCTCTAGAACTGATTTTTTATTTCAAGTATATTTTATGATTACTCTTTTTTTAAAAAATTAATTATAAGTATTTAATATTATGGTAAAAAAAATAATAATAAACAGAACAAACAATTTTTAAAATATATAAATATACCTGAAATAAAAAATTAATTCTAGACATAAATTCATAAATAAAACATTTTAATAAAATATTTATGTTTTATTTTTCTAATAAATTTATTAAATTGACAACTAAATATTTGAAGTGAATTAGGAAGTTCAGGTAATAAACTTAATTGATTATAATAACAATAAATTTCTTCAAGTGAATTAGGAAGTTCTGGTAATACACTTAATTTATTATCATTACAATCAAGTGATTGAAGTGAATTAGGAAGTTTTGATAATACACTTAATTTATTCCTTCCACACCATAGTGTTTCAAGTGAATTAGGAAGTTCAGGTAATACACTTAATTTATTACCATTACAATAAAGTTCTTTAAGTGAATTAGGCAGTTCTGGTAATATACTTAACCGATTATTCCCACAACAAAGTTCTTTAAGTGAATTGGGCAGTTCTGGTAATATACTTAATTTATTATTTTCACAGTAAAGTTCTTTAAGTAAATTGGGTAGTTTTGGTAAATCTTCTAATTGATTATTATAACAATTAATATAAACAACTTTATCATAATTTTTTATTTTGTTAAATGATTTATATTGAAATTCTGTATCATCATTTTGATATTTAATTATGATTG